ACAAGCTTTAACCCTGCAGATGGTCCAGCAATGGAAGCTGCAATATTAGAAGCTGCTCAAACTCCAGGAAGTTGTGACGTATACGAACTAGCAGACGGTAGCGGTTTAGCTGCTGATTCAAGTTTAACCATCGGAAGTGTAGCCGAGTAAATTATAAATTATGAGTAATTATATAAATGTACCCATGACATTAGAGTTTACTAATGATGGGCCACTAAAACTAGCTGCTATAGCCCCTTTGGACATCAGCGCTGCTGCTTGGGTAAGTGCAGATACTTGTGAAAACCTAACAATAGTTGGAGCTGAACAAGGAACAGGTGCTTCAGGTGAAGCGGTTGTCACTGGAACTGATACAGCTTCTATGGCTATAACTTTAACTATAGATGGAAGTGGTGATAACTACAAAGTAGGAGATACAGTTACTGTAACTAATGATGATTCAGCTACTAAAGGTTTTTCTGGTGATGTTACATTTGTTGTAACTTCAGCAATGCTTTTAGTACCTACAAATACTGATCCAGTTATTAGCATACCAGTTGATGATATAGTTGGAGTTGAAATTCCAAATAACGCTGCAAGTGCTTTAACCTTTAATACTGTTTCTAGAAATGCTGATTTAGCAACTTGGACTTTTACGATAGAGCTTGATGCTCCTAGTACAGGTTCTGATGCTATTGTAGCTGTTTCAGAAGCAATTAGAAAAGCTAAACAAGCTGAGAATTCACAACCATCGGTCGAATGGCCAGCTGGTGTTGAATGCTATAACTTAGTTTTCGCTGCTTAATAAAAAACAATTATGCCCCGTTTAGGCGGGGCTTTTATAAATTATATTATATTATATTATGGAAGAAAAAATAGACAATTGGGAATACAAGGATAGAAATTATTATTTATTAAATAATAAAATGCCTTTGACCTACACAATGCCAAGTAGACATTCTCAAAAATATCCTTTGGTTTGGTTTGATCCAGAAAAAGGTTATGAAAGAGAATTAAGATATGCTACTAATCAAAAATCAATTTTTGTAGATGAGCAGAAAGGTCCTGCAACTATGAAACATATTATATTTGAAAAAGGGCATTTAATGGTTCCAAAAGAAAAAAGGAATTTACAAGAGTTTTTAGCTCACCACCCACATAAAAATAAAATTTTTGCAGAACACGATAGAGAAGTTGTTGCTGAAGATCAATTTGATAGATTAGAATTAGAAATAGCAGCAGCAAATTTAGCTTACGAACTAGACATTGAAAGTGCGGAAGCTATAATGAGAGTTGAAGTAGGATCTAGTATAAATAATTTAAGTTCTAAAGAACTAAGAAGAGATACTATTTTATTTGCAAAAAAGAATCCTAGATTATTTATTAGTTTAGCTAATGATGATAATGTCAAATTAAGAAACTTTGGTATTAAAGCCGTTGAAGCTAAAATAATAACTTTAGGTGATAAAAATAAAACTTTTAAATGGGCGAGTAACGGTAGAAAACTAATGACCGTTCCGTTTGATGAACATCCTTACTCTGCATTAGCAGCTTGGTTTAAAACTGATGAAGGTTTAGAAGTTTATCGATCAATAGAGAAAAAACTCAAATAACAAGTGATAATAAAAGGGTGGCTTAACCGCCATCCTTTTTTTTTTAACATAAAATAATTATGGTATCAGTAGACGAAGTATATAAAACAGTATTATACATATTAAATAAAGAGCAAAGAGGATATATGAGCCCTGCTGAGTTTAATAGTGTAGCAACTCAAGTTCAGCTTGAAATATTTGAACAATATTTTGAAGACCTAAATGCGCAGTTACGTATACCTGAGAACGATAGTGAATATGCTAATCGTCAAAAAACAATTAAAGAAAAAATATCTTTTTTTGAAACTAATGAAAATATAACAGGTGGTAGTCCTTTTGATTTGTCTACGTTAACAACTAAACTACACCGTTTAGGTACTATAGAATATTTACCTAAAAACGCAGGTTTTGCAACGACAAGTTCTTATAATCCAGTAGAAGTACAAGAAGTAAGTCAACATGAATTTAATTTAATTCGTAGATCTTCTTTAACAGCACCTTCTTTTGATTGGCCAATCTTTACTTTAAAAGACGATAAAGTAATTACTCTACCAGATTTAGATAATATTGAAATATACTATGTAAGAAAACCAGCGGACCCAGTGTGGTCTTATAAAGTTGGTAGTTTAGGTCAATATATATATGATCCTGCGGGTCCAATAGGAACACTTCAAAACTTTGAAATATCTAATATAGATAAAACTGAAATAATTTTAAAAATATTAGCTTACGCAGGTATTATAATAAGAGATGCTAATATAGTTAGTACCGCAACACAAATGGCTATTAATGAAGATAATTTAGAAAAACAATAAAATGGGACTAATAACAGAAACAGATTATCAATATTACGAAGGTCAACAATTATTTGAGTGGGGATCTGCAGAATATAAATGTACATTCGATACTAAAATGCTAGACTTGGGTTCTAATCACCCTTCTAATTACTTTGTGGAATGGTCACCTACAAACCCTCCATTACCTAATGGTTGGAATTTATTAAATCCAGGTGTAGATTACCAATCTTGGGAAAATGTTTTAAAAGTTACAGCAGTTCAACCTACAGCTGTGTTATTGCGTGTTACTTTAGTTGAACAAGCTAAATGGGATAACTATGGAGGATATGAGTATATAAAGTTAAATGATATTATAAATAACTTTATGGTTGCTTACGTTGGTGAAGATAAAATAGTTGAAAGAGTTAAAAGATCTGATGTTATATTTCACGCTAAAAGAGGTTTACAAGAATTTAGTTATGACACATTAAAAAGTGTTAACTCAATGGAAATAGAAGTTCCACCTAGTTTATCTTTTCCTATACCACATGACTATGTTAATTATGTTCAACTATCTTGGATAGATAATATAGGTATAAAACATATTATATACCCTACAAACAACTTAACATCTAGTCCTACAGAAGTACCTATTCAAGATGGTGGTTATAACGCTTTGCCAATTCAAGATTATTGGGGTGAAAACTTAGAAGCTCAACAGTCTAGAACTAACGAAAGATGGCGAAAAGCAAATGATAGAAAAATAACAGGAGAACTTGATGATCAATACATTGGTGTTTATGATTGGAATTGGTGGAAAATGGCTTATGGTCAAAGATACGGATTAGAGCCAACTACAACTCAAAAAAATGGCTGGTTTAACATAGATGAAAGAAGAGGTACATTTAACTTTTCTAGCGATTTAACTGGTAAATTAATAATGATAAATTATATATCAGATGGTTTAGCTTATGACACCGACATGAAGGTGCCTAAGATGGCCGAGGAAGCTATGTATATGCACATACTATATTCTATACTATCTACAAAATTAAACACTCCAGAATACATTGTTAGAAGATTTAAAAAAGAGCGTTCATCTAAGCTTAGAAACGCTAAAATTAGGTTATCTAATATTAAATTAGACGCGTTCACTCAAGTTATGAGAGGAAAGTCTAAGTGGTTAAAAAATTAATATATGGCTAATGAACTAAGAAGTACCTTCATCAGATCTAAAATGAATAAAGATCTTGATGCAAGGATTGTACCACCTGGAGAATACAGAGACGCAGTAAACATAGCAGTAAGTAAATCAGAAGGAGCTGATGTTGGTGCTGTAGAAAATGTTTTAGGAAACAAATTAATTGCTTCTTTATCAAGTGCTGAAAATTATAAAAATGCAGAGTGTATAGGTATTTATGGTGACAAAACAAATAATAGAATTTTTTTATTTATAACTGATTATTCTGACAACTCAGAAGATTTGTTAAGTAATAAAGCTTTTGAAGGAGCTTTATGTGCTATTTGGGTTGTAAATTTTGAAGGTGGTGCTAATTCAGTAAAGTTAATAGAAGGCTCGTGGTTAAATTTCTCAAAAAATAGTCCTATATTTGGTATTAGCTTACTAGAAGATACTTTATTTTGGACAGACAATAGAAATCAACCTAGAAGAATAAGTGTTAGTAAAGCTTTAGATAGACCTGCAGACTCTTCTAATCCTTATTATCAAATAGAAGAAAATATATCAGTAGCTACATACTATCCTTACGAACCACCACAGGTTTATCAAGAATTTGAGGTTGAAGTAGTAGCGCAAACTAATAACATACAATGTGACGAAAGGACTTCAAGTACTTGTTCTCAAGCGAATCCAGGTATAAATCCAGTAGAAAATGCAATAAACTTAGGATCACCTCCTATTCCACCTAAAAACTATCCTCAAGTTGGTTATCAAACTATATTTCAAATTCAAAGTGAAATACCTGAAGGTTTAAAACTACACCCAGGTATACAATTTTATATAAAGAAATCTACACCTGGACCAAATCCTTTAAACCCTGGAACAAACTTTGGACCTTTACAAAATATAACTACTTATCCTTATTATAATGAAATAAGAAATTACCCTATAGCATGGGGTCCTAACTCTTATGGTAATTGTCCTAATCCTACTCCTAAGCAGTGGGATTTAGCAAGTACTAATTTAGCTAATAGACCAAGAGCTGGATATGGAATAGCAGAACAAAAAGGAAATGGTTTATCTGGTATATCTTGCTCTTACGAGTACTTAACAAACCCAGAAGTTTTGCTAACAGCTAACGATGGTGAAAGTGTTAAATCTGCCGAAATTGGACCAGCTTCTACATTTCCTCAAGGAGCTAGGTTTGGTCATAAGAGTTCAGATTATCAAGAAAATTATTTAAAATGGTTTTATTCTAATATTCCTTTATTAGATGGAAATGAAGATTATACTGATATTCAACAACCTGCTTGGTATGGAACGGCTACTATAGTTTTTGTTGTTCCTAAAATGGTTAACAAAACTGATCAATTTTTACCACCAACTTATCGATGTGAGTTCGATGGTTTTTATTCTTGCGCAAGTGGTAGTGTTACTTTACCAGAAAGCTCTTGTGACGCTAGTCTACCAAACTACGGTCCTGGTTATAATTTAGCTTCTAATGGATCAACGCTAGACGAGGTTGAAGCTCAAGGAATAAAAAATGTAACTGTAAATCAATCATGGCTTCCTAGAATAACAGGAGACTCTGATCTTACTAATTATCCATATTATGACGGAACCAACAACAGTGGTGGAAACGATATGATTTTAGAAAGTTCACAGCAAGGTGGTGGCGGATTTTTTCAAGTAACATTATTAACACCTTACCAAAGGTCAGTTAGTAATGGATTTTTTATGGTATCATCGAATGTTAATGGATATGAAATAAATAGCCCTCAAGGAAGTGCAGCTTATTTAAAAAACTATTTGCAACCTGGAATGAGAATTTATTCTCCTATATTTAATAGACTTCCTTACGATTTTTATATTGATCAAATATTTGTTAATCACTTACAAGGAACATCAATTGGAAACAAGACAGCTTTCAGCGTTTATGCTAAAGATAAGTTTGGTAATTATATAGAAAATTGGGTAATGCCAGAGTTTTGTAATATTAAAGATAATGCTTGGATAGATTTTCATTTTGTAAACCCTTACTATGATCCAATATTTAGTGGTGATAAAGAATATTTAAAAGATAAGTTTTGTAAATTGTCTTATAGGTTTCAATTTGAAAATGATCAATTTTCTTTAATAGCTCCTTTTAGTCAGACTTTGTTTTCTCCAAAAGATGAAGGTTATTATATTTTCGACGCTGACAGGTGGGATTTGCAAGAAGGTGGTACAGCTTTTTTAATGAATGGAGGAGCGGAACCAGTTAGTACTATAGAAACAACTTCTCAAGGAACTATAAATCCACTTTATGAAAATAGTATAAACGAAGTCTCTTTAGTTATAAAAGCTCCAAAAATTTCAAATGATTATTTAAAGTGGAATGAAGTTCAAGATAAGTTAAAAGTAAAAAATTTACAAATAATTTTCTCAGAATCAGATAGTAATAATTTAAGATTATTAAAATCTATTCCTATGTCAGACCCAACTGTTATTAACAACAATACTGATTCTTATGTATATGTTTGGCAAGGGGATAAACCAATAAGATCTCTTCCCTCTAATGAAGCAACTAGAGTTTGGGATCAAGTACCTTTACGTGCTTTAGCACAAGAAATATCTGGAAACAGAGTTATTTATGGTAATTTTGTTGACAGACATAGTTCACCTGATTTTTTAGACTTTGATATTGGGGTTGACTTAAAGTACGCTACAAACACTGAATTTTCAAATAATGCTAGAGTTCAATACACGCATAATACTTTAAAAGGTAATAGAAGTTACCAAGTGGGCGTAGTGTTAGCAGACAAATTTGGTAGACAATCAGATGTTATATTATCTTCACCTTCTATAATAACATCCTCTGATAATCAAACTTTGTTTAGTGGAGATACCTTTACAGCGCCTTATTTATCTGAAGAAAAAGCTATAAGCTTATTAAAGGTAACAGGTAATAATTTAAGCAACTGGCAAGGGGATAGTTTAAAAATGCTATGGAGAAATCCTATACCAGAAGTTATAAGCGGATTGGATGGATATCCAGGATTATATACAGAAGAAGGAAGTGTTAAAAGAACAAACTCTTCTTGGAATATAATAAATAGTGGTTCAGATAATTATAGTATAGGTAGAAATATTCCAACTACAACTGTTTCTGGTTTTGGAAGTGGATTAACATTTGACATACTATCTATTGATGCTGGCGCAATACAATTTCCTACTAGTTTATATGTAAACAATCAAGGTAAAAATTATAGACCTGGAGATGTAGTTAGAATAGAGCAAGACGGAGCTAACGGCTGTGAAGTGCAAATATTAGAAGTAAATGAAGCTAATCCTTTAGGTTTTTATTCATACAAAATAGTTGTTAAACAAGATCAACAAGATTATTATAATTTATATCTTCCTCAAATAATTAATGGAGAGCCGTTAAAGAGTGTAGCTGCTAACCCAACCACGTTTAATGACGAAACATTAGTTAGTCAAGATTCTAAAATGACTTTTGCTACTATAGGAGATAATATTAATAAAATACAAAGAGATGTTGAGGAAAACAACGGCTTAATAAAGTATATATCTAGTAGTACCACGCTATGGCCAAGAGTTTCTCAGTTTGGTGGAATTTATATAAACACTTGGGCATTCCCGGGAAGTGGTGGCACTGCGCCAGGATCAGATTGGACAGTTGATACTAGTACTATTTACACTGGAAATGTTTTTAATCAACAAGTGGCAGATAGCGTTATAAATGTAGGTCAAGTAGATGATATATATGGAGACAACGTAACTAATGTAACTTATGAAACTATAACTGCTTTAGTTTACAAGCAACAAGCAAACCCTTGGATAACTGTAGCTGAAAATGGAACTAATAGAAATCCATTTATGAAAAAATTTGAGGCTATTTACGGAAATACTTGGTCGCCTGGTTCTGGTATTGATCAGATTTATGCGGGATTAACAGGTGCTGTAGAAGTTACTATTGATAAGAATACTAGTACTGGCCAAAATAAAGTTGTACCAACAGGGGTTGGTGTTGCTGGTAATTTATCTCCTAGCAGTCCAACATCGCAAGATTATAGTAATGTTACGTATGGAGCTTTTAACTGCGGGTTAGCAGTTGTTGAAACTACTCCTTTTGAATCTAATGTAGATATATTTTGGGAAACTTCTACTGCTGGAGTTATTTCTGATTTAAACTATGATATAGTTACAAATGTAGATGAGCAAGAATTATTTGATGTAGATGTAACTGTAAATCCTTTGGGATGGAACGAGAGTGATAAATCATTATATTGGTCACTTCAATCAGCTTTATTATTACCTGCTCCACCTTATAATCCAATTGATTTTTACCCCACAGGCGGTGAACCAACAGCCGCTCAAGATCCTTGGATAATATCTGTTACTCCAAAAAATATAGTTGGAGGAGTTATACCACTAAACAGAGTTGTTGGTGTACCTTCCGTGTCAGTTGTTGACAACTTAGGAAACTCTTACAATAGCTTTGTTATGAATAACAATGTTACACAAACTAGTGAATTTAAACTTTACAATCTTCGTGATCAAATTCCTTATTTGTCTTCTCCAAATCAGGGTCATATATTTACAGCTACTATAACTTTTGAAACTTTACCTGAACTACCTATAGATCCTAACTTTGTTAAAAGTTTTGATGTTGATTTTGTTTTAGAAAATAGTAAACCTGTATTCGTAAACTCTCCACAAAACCCTAGAAGAAGTTACACAGCTCCTACAGATCCTAACTGGGGACAACCCTGGCCTGTTCCTTCAACAGAAGCAAATTGTGCGCCTCAATTAACAACTTCAGATACTGGTATAGTCGTTGGAGAAATACCTTGTGCAGGCACTGGTGCGAATGTTATTGGAGTTGAGCCCTCTTATCTAAACGGTATGTTTACACAATTCAATTACCCAAATGGTGTTAACCCACCACCAACAGGTTTACCATCTACTGGTCCTCCTTGGGGAGCTCCAGAAGACACTAATTTTACAGGTAGATTTGGTAGACCAGAAAGAGCTAGTGATGAATTAAAATACGAAATAACTAAATGTGTTACAGCTGAACTTGATGTATCCACACAAACTTGGGTTCCTTTACCTACTACAGATCCAAATTATTACAATGCATTAAGTAAAGTAGATTGGGTTTATGGACCTAATGGACAGTATAGTGATCCTAGCTCAGATGGAACAGGTTCTAATTTTAACGGTATAAGAGTTGCTAATCCTATACCTCAAACAGGTACATATTTATTAGAGTGGAAAGTCACAGATGCAAATGATAATGATGCTGATGGCAATGAGTTATCTATAGGATATCCAGATCCTAATATACCTCAAACAAATAGACAAATGCTTTTTAACATCGTGTAATGTTTAGTAAAAATAAGTGATAATAAATTATGGCAACAATAATAGAAATAGATTACTATAACGCTTTTTGGACTAAAAAGATATATACTGGACCTGGAATTTTTTTAACGCCAGGAGGAGGTACCTATGCGGGTGGTACAATGTGCTATCCAGGGCCTGTTGGTTTTGGAGACTCTGTAAAAGGATTAGGTAATATAATAGCTTTTACAAGTCAAAATGACGGAGGGACACCATTCCCTAGTGATGGACCGGTTCCGCCAGCTTTAGATAAATGGCCAAACACTACTTCATTAACCACATCGGGAGGTGGTGGTCCTTTAAACCCTATACATCAACAAATTTTAACTACAAATTTTTATATTGAAGACAGTAGAATAAGAGGAGGTTACAATAACACTCAAGTTAATTTAGGTGTTAGAGCTTATTTAAACGAAGAAAACCCACAACAAAAAAATCGTATAAATTCTTTAATATACTCTGGTCCACTAAATAGTTTAACTAACTTTAATGAAACAAATGTTTTTTCAATTGGAGAAAGTATAACTAAATCAGTGGATCCAGCTTATAATTCTATACAGTACTTATCTGCTGATGATACTAACTTGTTGATAATGCAAGAAAATAAAACTAGTTATGCTTTAATCGATAAAGACGCTATATACTCAGCAGAAGGATCTGGAACTCCAGTTTCTACAGAGACAGAGGTAATAGGTCAAGTAGTTCCTTATTTAGGTGAGTATGGTATAAGTAGAAACCCAGAATCATTTGCTAGGTTTGGCTTTCAAAAATACTTTGTAGATAAAGATCGTAGTGCTGTTATGAGACTATCTAGAGACGGTTTAACAGAAATCTCTGAGTATGGCATGAAAGATTATTTTAGAGATGAATTAGAGCTTGTAACTGACGAAATGAGATTAGATAGTACTAATAATTATACTACATTTGGATCTGGTGGAAGTTTAACTGGAGAATATATATTTGTAACCGGTTCTTCACAACTTGTTAATGCTCCGCCACTTGGTGGTTTAGCTAGATTTGATAATTATTCTGGAGATGATAGACCTTATGTTATAAACGTAGTAGAAGTTACTGGTGGCTGGCGTGTTCACTTGAGAGGTTGGCCAACTGTTGGAGGATCTAAAGTTGCGGTACCTAGTACTTGTTATTTTCAAACTAAAATAAAAGGTAGAATTTTAGGTGCTTATGATATATATGGAAAACAGTATACGGTTTCTTTACAAAAAAATCCAGCAACTAAAAACCAAATTAATTTAGAAGGTTTAGATGATTATCAAACAATTGGCTTTGACGAGTCTATAAATGGTTGGGTAAGTAGATATACTTATAAACCTTGGCAAGCTGTTAGTTTAGAAAATAAGTTTTATACTATTGGTCCAGATAACAGAAGATACAAATTATGGCAGCAGTATAATGACACTGTTGGTAGAGGAGACTTTTATGGTCAAGGTGTTCTTCCTTCAGCTATAACTTTCTTTGCAAATGGTGAACCTTCTCATAGTAAAGTTTTCCAAACTATTTCCTATGAAGGATCTAGTGGTTGGTATATAGCAAATATACTTAGTGATGAAGAAGGAAAAGATTTAGTAAACAACGTTTGGGAAGAATTTACTGATCAAACAAATGTTGTTTATAGTTATATAGAAGGACAGTATGAATTAAATGATCCTAGTAAAACAGGATTAAACGCGGATCCAGCCGTAGATACTATTATACACGCTGGCTTTGATAGAAAAGAAAATAGATACGTAGCTAATTTAGTTCAAAAAATAACACAGAATGATCCAACTCTTGGACCTCCAAATGATCCACCTTATTATCCAGTAAGACCAGGCGAAATTATTTCAGGTTCAGACATGAGTGGTATAAAAGGTTTTTATTCTACAATTACGATAGCTACTGATAACGTGACAGAAGTAGGTGGACCTAAAGAGTTATTCACTGTAGCGACTAAAGTAGTTAAATCATCTTAAAAAATAAATAAAATGACAATACCTCCACAATTAATACAAGCAGGCTTAGAATTTGGAATGGGTTTAATGGCTAAAGGAAAAGCTAATAAAATGGATGAGCAGTTACAAACCGCTCAAACAAATTTAGAAACAGCTATTGATAGTAGACCAGATATAATAAACCCATATGCTGGTGTAAGAGCTTACCAAGCCGAA